TTTTTAGTGGGGGAAGCGGAAAGGTAATAAGTGATAGGACAAAAAAAGGGTTCCTTAAATCTGATATCGAAGCTCTTAAATTATTTGGTAGGACACAAGCTTCTGCCTCTGGAAAGAAAATAGATGTAGGAGAACTTAAAAGTAAAATAAATGAACGAACAGCTAGAGAAAAAATAACAACTAAAAGTGGCTTTAAATCAGGACCTGAATTTGAAGATATTGCTGAAGATGTATCTCAAGAAGAAGTCGAAAGAATGTTTAATATATTTCAGAAAAGATCAGAAAATATAAAAGAAAGATCAACCCGTCCAGGGGTGAAACAAACTAGATTGGTGGATCGATGAATGAATTAGCAAAAGAAGTTAGCAAATTCCATGAGAAACTAAAAAGTCGCAGAACCAATTGGGATAACCATTGGGAAGAAGTTGCTTATTTTGTAGTGCCTCAAAAGGATAATGTTTACGTAAAACAGAGGAGAAGCCGTGGGGAGAAGAAATCGAACAAGGCTAACCTTTTTGATTCAACTGCTATACATTCTAATGAACTTCTTGCTGCTGCTTTACATGGGATGCTCACAAATCCTTCTACATTCTGGTTCGAACTTTCTACAGGGAATCCTGAAATAGATAAACAAGATGATGTAAAATTATGGTTACAAAGATCTGTTTCAAGAATACATCAAGTTTTAAATAACTCTAATTTCCAAACAGAAATACATGAAGTGTTTTTAGATTTAGGTTCTTTTGGTACTTCCTCTATGAGGATTGAAGAAGATGATGAATTGATTATGCGGTTCCATGCTAGACCTATAAATGAAATGTATATTCAAGAAAATGCAAAGGGAACAATTGATACAGTATCAAGAGAGTATGTATATACTGGTCGGCAAATATTGCAACAGTTCGGTGAAGAAGTTTTTACACAAGAAGAATTAATGAAAATTAAAAGAGATGAGATGAAAGAGTGGGATATTATCCATCTTGTTCGTCCTAGATCTGATTATGATGATAGAAAAAAGAATCAAAAGAATAAACCATATGCCAGTATACATGTTTTAAAAACATTACATGTACTCTTAAAAGAATCTGGCTTTGATGAATTTCCTTATATAGTTCCTAGATGGTCAAAGATATCTGGGGAAACATACGGACGTTCTCCTGCTATGAAAGCTTTACCTGATATTAAAATGATTAATCAGGTTATGAAAGCTACGATACAATCAGCACAAAAGATGGTTGATCCTCCACTACAAGTTCCTGATGATGGTGTATTACTCCCATTAAAGACATCACCTGGGAGTTTGAATTATTATAGAGCAGGAACAAAAGATAGAATAGAACCACTCAATACACAAGGCAGACCTGACCTTGGGTTCCAGTTAATGGAACAAATTAAACTTCAAATCAGACAATCATTTTTTATTGATCAACTTCAATTAAATGAAGGTCCTCAAATGACAGCGACAGAAGTTATACAAAGAACTGAAGAAAAGTTAAGGCTTTTAGGCCCACTGCTTGGACGTTTACACTTTGAACTTCTGAAACCACTTATTGATCGTGTGTTTGGTATAATGGCTAGAAAAGAACAGTTACCTGCGAATGCTCCCCAGATTCTACAAGGGCAAGATTTAGAAGTGCGTTTCTCCTCTATGATAGCGAGAGCGCAGAAAACTTCTGAGTTAGATAACCTGAATAGAGGAATGCAAACTATAGGTGGTCTTATGGAAGCCGATCCAAGTATTTATGACAATATTGATGGTGATGAGATTGTTAAGTTGTTGGCGATACCCTTAATTTACCACAAGAACTTTTTAGAAAAGATAAAGAGAGAGAAGAATTAAGAGCGCAAAGACAACAAGCAGAGCAACAAGCGTCTGAAAGGCAAGCGGCGTTAGAACAAGGTCAGGCGGCTAATCAAATGGCCCAAGCGACGAGAGCAGAAGAGGGAATTTAATGGCTAAGAAAACAGCGTATCGACAAGTTGATAGGGTTATCGACTATAAAGAAGTATTCGGAAGTTCGGCAGGAAAAAGCGTATTATATGATATGATGAGAGCCGGAAATGTTCTTCAATCATCGTTCGACAAGAATCCACAAGAAATGGCTTTCAATGAAGGTCAAAGAAATATGGTACTTAGAATATTAACCATTCTCAAAACCGATCCTTTGGAATTGAGAAAGTTCATACAAGAACGTGAGGAGCAAGAATGAAATTACATTTTAAGATGGCACCCCTTTTAGATGGAGAAGTAGATGGAGGCAGCGGAACTGATACAACAAGTGCTGAAAGTTCTGGAGGAACGGAACCTTCTACAGAGCCAGTATCCGATGGAAGTGAGGATATTACGAAACAAGTGGGGGAGGTTAATTTTCCTGAAGGGTTAGAAGAGGACGTTAAGAATGATCCCTCTCTAAAAGTATTCGTTAAAGATGGAAAGTTTAATTATGGGAATATGATGAAGTCATACGTCCATGCTCAAAAACAAATGGGCAAAGACAAGGCAATACTCCCTAATAAAGAATCTTCAGAAGAAGAATGGAATGCATTTTTTGATAAACTAGGAAGACCTGCGCTAGATGAATATGATTTGGAAGCAAAGTTAAGTGAAGGTCAAGAAATAGATGGTGATATGCTAAATGGATTTAAACAAATAGTCCACGCAGCGGGAATTCTACCAAAACAAGCACAAGGCGTATTAGATTGGTTCAATGCTCAATCGGCAGAAGTACAAAAAAAGATGAATGATGATCATGCTGAAGTGCAATCTAAAGATGTAGAAGATTTAAAGAAAGAATGGGGTGAAGCTTATGAACGAGAAGTCAGTTTGGCCAATCGAGCATTAAAAGAGTTCGCATCCCAAGAAGAAATTGATTATTTAGTAGATTCTGGTCTGGCCGACGATACAAAACTAGTGCGTCTTTTCAATAGAATAGGTAAAGGTTTGTCTGAGGATTCATTTGATGAAGAGAGTCACGGTTCTTTTGGTATGACCAAAGAAGAAGCACAAACTAAAGTAAATAATCTATTCTCTGATCAAGAAGGTGCATATTTGAACGAAAGTCATGCTAACCATAAAAATGCAGTAAAAGAGATGTTAAAACTACAAGAAATCATCTCTGATGCTAGTTAATTTTTGTAGAGGGTTGACACGAATAGCAACCCTCCTTTATTATGTAAGTACTTATTCATAGGAGAATCCTTCGCGGAACCGCTAAAAGTGAATAATAAGCAAAACCCAGATGGATAATTTTGCTGAAAGTTTTAGTATTATTAACCACTTTTAGCGAGGTTTGAAATGTCTAGTCAAATAACAACCGCTTTTGTGAAGCAATTTAATTCAAATGTGTTTCACTTATCACAACAAAAAGGTTCAAGGCTTCGTTCTTTAGTAAGGAATGAAAGTCAGAACGGTAAATCACAATTCTTTGATAGGATTGGTTCCGTAACAGCTCAAAAGAAATCATCACGTCACAGTGATACTCCTTTGATTGACACTCCACATAGCCGTAGACGTGTTACTCTTAGTGACTATGAGCATGCGGATTTAATTGATGATGCAGATAAAATCAGATTACTGATTGACCCAGCATCACAATATTCTCTTGCGTTTTCGTATGCATTTG